GCAGTAGCTCCTCTTTTTGAAAGCGGTGTTGTGTGGGCTCCTGAAAAACACTTTGCAGAAGAAATGATTGAAGAATGCGCAGCTTTTCCTTATGGTGAGCATGATGATTTAGTTGATACAATGACACAAGCCCTGATGAGATATCGTCAGGGTAATTTCATATCACTAAATGATGATTATGAGGATCAACCACGTGAGAAAAAGAAATACGTATATTATTAAATGGTAGCTCAAGCATTAACACTTGCACAAATTGCAACTGGACTTGGTATTTCTGTTCCAGCAGTTGTCGATCTTTTTTCAGGGCAAGGCATAGATCTCTCAGGGTTCGGTGAATCTGATATCATACCACTTGAGGATTTATTACCTGAATCAGAATTAAATAGAATTAAAAATTTTAAAACTTATTCAGAAAGTTTTTACAGACCTGAACCTGTCGTAGGTTCCACCGTCCTTGAAACAAAAAAAGATGATGAGGATGACGAAATTATTGATGCAAAACCAGAGGATTTTATAAAAATGCCCAGGAATGAAATGACCAGAGGCGATGAAGATCCTGATCCTGATGATGGTAAAGGACCAGAACCACCAGTAAAAGACCCTTTGGAATCTATATTTGAGGATCTAGTACAAAGAGAATTTAAAAAGCAATTAGATCAGCTTAAAGAAGATTACAAAAAATCGGATGAGTTTTTAGCAAAAGATAAGAATTCAAAACAGTATATTGAAACACTTAATCCTGTAAAAATTTATGGAGATAAAGATTTAAGAAAAATTGACTATTCAAACATAGAAGCTAAGCCAATAGAATATAAATTTAATAACAATACGTTAAATAACATTGGATTAGACGCCATAGAAGAAATTGATTCTAAAACGAACATAGATGTTAAAGCTTTAACTGATAAGTTTGGTTTCACTATGCCAACGGCTGAATTTGTGAATAAAGCGTTAGATGAAAAAGAAGCATCAAAGTATTGGTATGAAAAAGGAGCTCAATGGGTCGATAATTTTCTAGAAGGTTTTTCTGATGAAGATAAAGATAAATTTTTTGATATATTATCTATCACTTCTGGCGGTGTAGATCCTAAACAAAATCTAAAAATAGCTATTGGAGTATTCTCTGATTATAAAAATAATAGGCCTATACGTATGGGTTTCAGACAATATCAATCATTGGATAAATTTTTAAGCAGCCCTGATCAAATTGTTAATACGCCAAAGTTTGGTAATTATGTAGATACATTTAAATATTTTACAGGGCTCTCGGACCGTGAACCAAACACAGTGAATGATTTACAAATGGCTAGAATATTTGGAATAGATCCAACGACATTAGCATCAAATCCAGAATTATATGCTCTAATAACAAACTCACTTAACAGAATGGCTTTTGAAATAAATAAACAATTACCTAAAGGAGAAGAGTTGCAGCCTTATCAATTACAAGCAATGATGTGGTCAAGCAGCAGGGGCGGATCCTCAAACTATGAGGATATGGGTAATGAATTAATATCCGAGCTCCAAGAAAAAGGTTTTAAATTTAGAAATAACAAATTAAATCCAGTAGAAATTTTAGATCCAGGGTTTGTAGAAAAACTACAAACAACCGTGGTTCCATATAAAGAATCATTAAAAGCTACAATTGAAGTCGGTACTTTTTTAACACCTAATGGTCAGGAAATAGAAAAGCTTATAAATAATTTTCCTGGCGACACAGTATTAATGGATCAAATTAGTAATGTTCATAGAACAAACTTAAACAAATTAATTACAAGAAAAGGTAAACAACCTTCAGTGATGGAACAAGCGGTGTCCCTGGTCCTTGGTCAAAAGGCTGAAATAAGTAGAATGGAAATCGGTCTAGGAACATATGAAGGTAAAGCTAATTTTAATGTTGTTGTTCCTTTAACTGTCAAGGTTGGTAATAAATTTGTTGAATTATCCGAGCCACAAAGATTACAGGTGCTGTCTTTACTTGGTGATAATTTAAATCAAGACGCTATGGCTACGAGTAATTTTCAAAGATCTGTTACCCCAATGGAAGGTAGAAATCAAACAGCACAATTATTTTATCGAGGTAATTATAATAAATCGGACATACAAAGAATACAGCAAGAACTTGGTATAGACTTTAATGTGCAAAATACTGCTGGTGGATTTGTAGCAAGTTTCTTAACTTTTGATAATAAAGCCCCTGATCCACAATTGCTTGATCAAGCTTTTACAAAAGTGTTAGGTGATGATGCAGATTTAGTGTATATAGATAATGTCTATTGGACAGGTGACTATTTAGACAAAAACGATTATAGAAAGAACAACAATGACCTTAAGAAAAGTATCAATACAAGAGTTCGAAAGACTGACGGGGACACCATCTTCAATATCGGTAATTTCAACAGTATCGTCAAAATCCTCAAACAAATCGACAAAGAAAGAGAAGCAGGATACGGAAACCTCCTCGAGAGCAGTAAAGTCATCAAGCTCCTCCAAAGTTTAAAAGAACCAATCAAGAAGGCAATGGGCGGACTTGTAGAGTCGCCAAAGTTTTATTTTGGTAGATTAATTGACGTATATAATCTATAAAAAATTATGGTTGATAATATCGATAAAAAAATAGATGCTGTCGTTGGGGAAGCCATAGAAGACGCTATTGAAAATGAAGAGCCTGTAGAAATTGAAATTGTTTCTGAAGAGGTTACTGTTTCTGATGAACCACCTGTAGAGTTTGCGGCTAATCTAGCTGAAACAATAGAAGAAAATGAATTGCAAAACATTTCATCTGATCTCATGGGTGAATATGATAGTGATAAAGCATCTAGAGAAGAATGGGAAAAGACATATTCTCAAGGATTAGATTTATTAGGATTTAAATACACTGAGAGAAGCGAGCCCTTCCAGGGTGCCAGCAATGTATCACACCCTTTATTAGCTGAAGCTGTCACTCAGTTTAGTTCAACCGCTTATAAAGAATTAATGCCAGCAAGTGGTCCAGTTAGAACTTATGTTGTTGGAGAAGAGACGCAAGAAAAATATATGCAGTCTCAAAGAGTAAAAGATTTTATGAATTATCAAATCACTAACGTGATGCAAGAGTATACACCTGAGTTAGATCAAATGCTTTTCTATTTACCATTATCAGGATCTACATTTAAAAAAGTTTATTATGATGCACAACTTGGCAGAGCTGTCTCTAAATTTATACCCGCTGAAGATCTTGTAGTACCTTATTCTGCAACGGATATAGAAACATGTGAAAGAATTACTCATCGAGTACAGATGAGTGAGAATGAAGTAAGAAAAAAACAAGTCTCAGGATTTTATAGAGATGTCGAGCTACAAGCTTATGATGATACAACAACTTACAGTGCTTATGACGTAAAAGATAAAATTGATAGACTTGAAGGTGTTGAACCTACAGGTGAAGGCATGATGATGTCATTACTTGAATTTCACGTTAACTTAGATCTTATAGGTTACGAAGATAAAAACGGTGAAGAAAACTCAGGAATAAAAATTCCTTACATTGTTACGATTGATGAAGGCACTAGAAAAGTTTTATCTATCAGAAGAAATTTTAAAGAAGATGATTCTAATTACACGAAGCAAGAATATTTTGTTCACTTTAAATTTTTACAAGGATTAGGGTTTTACGGATTTGGTTTAGTTCATTTAATTGGTGGATTATCTAGATCTGCTACACAAGCATTAAGACAGTTACTTGATTCTGGTACATTGTCGAATCTTCCAGCAGGGTTCAAGGCCCGTGGTCTACGGATCAGGGACGATGACTCACCTTTACAACCTGGAGAATTTAGAGATGTCGATGCACCAGGGGGCGCAATCCGTGATGGATTGATGCCATTACCATACAAAGAACCATCACAAACATTATTCGCTCTTCTAGGGTTTGTGGTGCAAGCAGGCCAACGATTTGCACAAATAGCTGATATGCAAGTTGGTGATGCAAATCAAGGGGCACCCGTTGGAACAACCATAGCGTTATTGGAACGTGGCTCACGTATCATGAGTAGTATTCACAAAAGAATTTACTACTCGATGAAAAAAGAATTTAGATTATTGGCTGACGTAATTAAGACATATTT